CTGCAACAGGACGCTCACTGGCTCGTGGATTTTCTGGATGAGATTCTGCGGTTCCCTCAAAGCAGATTCGATGACCAAGTCGACAGCGTCACGCAGTACCTCAATTGGCACCGCAACAGAAAAACGGAGTTTGAGGTATTTTGGACGTAGCGCCACCCTGCTGCGTCCAGGAACCAGCGGATCCCTCCGATGAAGGCACGCTCATTATCGCGGACTGAGCCCAGGGGGAGACCTCGGTGATGGAATGGGTTCACTTTATCGGTCGCAACACGAATTTGTTTTTGTCTTCAAATGCGGTGCTGCCAATCACATCAACAATATCGAGTTGGGTAAACACGGCCGCTGTCGAACCAATGTCTGGGAGTACCGCGGCATCAACAGTTTTGGCCCCGACCGCACACGGCTGTTGCAGAGCCACCCGACCGTCAAACCGGTCGCGCTAGTCGCCGACGCGATCAAGGATTGCTCGAACCGCGGCGATCTCATTCTCGACCCCTTCGCCGGCTCCGGCACCACGGTGATCGCGGCGGAAAAAACCAAACGCCGGGCCGCGCTGATCGAAATCGATCCACTCTACGTCGATGTCACCATCCGACGCTGGCAATCCTACACCGGCGCCGCGGCCATGCTAGCCGACACCGGCGAAACGTTCTCGAAGCGAGAGCACCCGCCGGTCAAAGCACAGCACGAGAACGAAGGCTCTTAATGAGTGAGGACGACACAGGCTACGCACGCCCGCCGAAGGGTCATCAATTCAAACCGGGTCAATCGGGCAATCCTGGCGGGCGACCGAAAGGCGCGCGGAATCTCCGCACCGACCTCACGCGGATGATGAAGAAGCATGTGTTGGTGCGCGAGAATGGAAAGCACCGACGCTTAACTCGCCAGGAAGCCATGCTTCTAAGCCTTTACGACAAGGCGCTGCACGGCGATGTGAAAGCGGCGGTGAGCATCATCAACATGATCACCAAACTTGAGCCACCGCCTACGGACCAATCACGCTCGGAGCTCGTTTCAGAGGCCGATCGAGCAATAATTGAGGATTTTCTACGCCGCCACCGTGACGGCACTGAAGGAGGTGACACATGACAATCTATCAACCCTATGAGCGCGACGCGATCTTTCGGAATGACCTTCATGCCTTTTCACGCAAGGCGTTTGAAGTGCTCAATCCTGGATCACGCTGGCTCGATAACTGGCATCTTAATGCGATTACGTACCGTTTTTCACTAGTCATGGACGGTATATGTAAGCGACTCATTGTAAACTTGCCGCCGAGATCGCTGAAGTCATTGCTGGGATCGGTCGCCTTGCCGGCCTACATGTTGGGAAAAGATCCCACGAACAGAATAGTTTGCATAAGTTTTTCTCAGGACCTTGCAGTAAAACATGCCTCCGACTGCAAACGACTGATCGAATCCGCCTTTTTTCGGCACCTCTTCCCCCAGGTTCGGCTTGCAAAAAGTACGGAAAATGAACTAGCGACAGAGCAGGGTGGCTTTCGACTGGCGACCTCGGTCGGCGGGACCATTACCGGGCGCGGCGGAAATTTGATCATCATTGATGATCCATTGAACGCGAACGATGCTTATTCCCCAGTCCGGCGACCGGCGGTTAATGACTGGTTCTCTTCCACCCTGATTTCACGCCTCGATCATCCAAATACAGACGCGATCATTGTGATCATGCAGCGTTTGCACGAAGACGACCTTGTGGGACATATCCGGGAAAAGGGAGACTGGGACAGCCTGGTACTACCTGCAATCGCACCCAACAATGAAACAATTCCGCTTTCTTTTTTCAAGACTTATCACCGGAAAAAGGGCGAAGTGTTGCACGAAGAGCACGCATCCCGAGCGACACTTGATGCTCGCAGGCGCGAGGTTGGCACAGTGAACTTCGCTGCGCAATATGATCAAACGCCGTGGCCCGAAACAGGCAACATGCTCAAGCGGCATTGGCTGAAATCTTTCGATTCGCTCCAAGCTCGCCAAGACGGCGATCTGGTGGTGCAAAGTTGGGACACCGCATTGAAGGCAACCGATTCAAGCGATTACTCCGTTTGCTTGACTTTTCGGATTCGCAATAAAAACGAATATTATTTGTTAGATGTTTTTCGCAAACGTCTCGAATTTCCGGAACTTTTGAAGCAGGTGGTTTCTCGCGCGTGCAAATTTCAGGCCAACAATGTTCTCATCGAGGAGCATGCATCCGGAGTTTCTCTCGTTCAAATGGCGCGCCATTCCGGAGTGCAGGGAGTGATTCCGATAAAACATAACTCCGATAAAAGGACCCGCATGATGGGCGCAACGCCGAAGATCGAAAGCGGGTCATTGTACCTGCCTCAATCCGCGCCTGGGTTGGAAGATTTTCTGAAAGAGTATCTTGCGTTTCCCAGCGGGCGACATGACGACCAGATTGATGCTTTATCGCAATTCCTGAATTGGCGCGTGAACCAGGAAGACAATTTCTTTGAAGCTGACTTCGGTTATGGGGGCGATTTCGGGGCGCCCGATCAGGAAATGATCGCACGGTTGTTCAGGCCCTGATTGATGCCGCGGGCATCGGTGTGAGCCGCACTTCGCGAATGGCTGCCTGAGTAGCCTGGAACCGGCGTGCTCAGATCGCTGGGGTCCGTGTTGCCGAGCTTCTTGGTCTCCATCAGATCACGTTGATGAAGTCGCGGCAGCTCGCGTTGAAGAGCCACGGCCCTGCCGAAACCCATCCTCTATCGAACGCACGCTCCCGAGGGTCAGGCAGCCTGCCGTGGGTGAGATAGCAGGTGCAGATCCAATCCTCAGTGCCGAGCACCGGTCGGCCGCGCGGCGTGCGGCGCGGGCCCAAGATCACGCGCACCGCCATGCTGGTCGCGATGCCGATGTCATTCTCGCAGCGCCGGCACGTGATCTACTCATTGTGGTGAAGCGCGCAGCCGCGCCCGGCGCGAAGCTCGCGCGGCTTGCGGCCGCCGGTGAACGGCCTGTCGCTCTCCTCGCCCATGCGGATCCCCTCATCGGTTGCCGCGCTTCTGCTCGCCAGCGGACCGCCCTTCTCAGGGGTGCGCCCTTGCTCGGGTTGTGCCGTTTGCTTGAGGGCCAATCCGCCGCTCCTGGTCGGCCCAGGCATAGGGCAGCCCGCGCGCGAGCGCGGTGACGGTGAGATCGGCTGCCGCGCTGCCGTCGAGCAGGGCCGACACGATCCTGGGCGACACGAAGGCGAGCGGAACCAGCTGTCGCACGTGCCGTTCGACCATGCCTTCGCGGCGGGCAATAGTCGCTAAACTGGCGGCGCGGCCATGCGCCAAATCGTCGATCCATTTGCGCGCCTTGGCGATGGCGGTCAGGAGCGCCTCACGCCGAGAGGGCTTCATCGGGGTATTGTGAGCGGGCACATGGATGATGCCTTTGACGGCGGCTGAGACCGGACTCGTCCAAGAGATGGTGAGTGTCGTGGCGTTCCGGTTCGGATAGGCGGGCGCCTGGCCTGCATCATCGGCGGGATTGCGCGCGTCTGGTGCGTCGATGCCTTGCCGCAGCTGCAGTTTGATGTGCTTGGGGGCGAGCGTCACCCGTTCGACATAGTGCTCGAGCAGGTCCCGCTCAGTTTCGGGTGCTGACTGCGCCTCAATATGGTTCGTTTGCAGGTGATTGCGTAGCGCCGTGATGACGAACGCCTCGATCTCGGCCGCCGGCACCCGGGTGATCGCTGTGGCCGCTGCGGGCCTGTTTTGCAGGACCGCTTGCAAAACGTAATAGCGGTAGCGGGCGCCGCCCTTGTTGGTGTGGCTCGGGCTCATGCGGTTGCCGCGCTCGTCGAAGATGCGGCCGGCCAGGAGGGCGGGCGAGCCCCGCAAGCGACGGCGTCGTTGCACGGCTTGTGCCGCAAGCCTCGCCTGCACGGCCTCGAATAGCTCGCGATCGAGGATCGGTGCGTAATCACCCCGATGCGCCTCACCGCGGTAGACCACATCGCCGATGTAGAAGCGGTTCTTGAGCAGATAGGCCAGCGCCCCCACCCCGAACGGGCCGCCGCCGATGCGGCGGCCATTCGAGAGCTTGCGGGCCTTACTGCGAATGCCCCGGCGATTGAGATCGTCGGCGAGCAGGCGGAGCGCGCCAAGCTCAAGATAGCGCGCAAAGATGGTGCGAACCGCCTCGGCTTCGGCCGGGATCACCACGATCTTCTTATCCACGGCGGTATAGCCGAGCGGAACCGGGCCGCCGACCCACAGGCCCTTGCGCTTGGAGGCCGCGATCTTGTCGCGCACCCGCTCCCCGATCAGCTCGCGCTCAAACTGGGCAAAGGACAACAGCACATTGAGGGTGAGCCGCCCCATGCTCGAGCTGGTGTTGAAGGATTGCGTCACCGACACGAACGAGACGTTGTGGCTGTCAAACAGCTCGATCAGCTTGGCGAAATCCGCCAATGAACGCGTCAGCCGGTCGACCTTGTACACAAGTACAATCTCGACGCGGCGGGCGCGAACCTCCGCCAACATCGCCTGCAGTGCCGGCCGTTGCAGCGAGGCGCCGGAGAGCCCCGCGTCCTCATAGTGCTCGGGAACGCGGCGCCAGCCCTCCTGCGCCTGGCTCTGAATATAGGCCGCGCAGGCCTCGCGCTGGGCGTCGAGCGAGGTGAAGGCGAGATCGAGATTATGCTCGGTCGACTTGCGGGTGTAGATGGCGCAGCGCAAGAGCTTGCTGATCGGCTGGTTCATGCTGCCGGCTCCGCTCACTGGCGCTGCACTGGGCACAGTTCGTGATCCACTTCGCCCGCGCGGGCGATGTCGGCGATGAGGTCGGCTTGTGTCGCAACGGTCTTCCGGTCGTCGTGACCGAGCTCCACAACAGCGTTCAGCACCAGAAACACCGTGCCTTTAGGGCTCGGCGACAGCGGCGGGCTTGTGTCCTGCGCACGGGCACTCACGCGCGTTTGCGCGCCGGGGCGACCGCGGGGGCGCCCTTGCGTGCTGGCGCTGGTTTTTTGTCCTCCGCAATGCTCCGACGCAGCGCCTCCATGAGATTGATCACTCGGAGCGGCGCGGCAAATGTCGGCTTCTGCTCCCGCACGGCACCGGCCTGCCGGGCCTTGAGATGCGCGAGCAGCGCCTCCTCATAGCGGTCGCGGAAGCTCGTGGGGTCGAAGTCGCCGGCCTTGTTATCGAGGATGTGCTCGGCCAGCGTGAGCATGTCGGGCGCAACGGTCAGCTCCGGCAGGTCGCCAAAATAATGCCCGGCATCGCGCACCTCACCGGGGTAGCGCAGCGTGGTGCCGAGCAGCCCCTTGCCATAGGGCTCGAGCGCCATGACCCGCTCGCGCTTGGCGAGCACCAGCCGTCCGAGCGCCACCATGGCCTTGCCGCGCATCGCGTCCCGGATGACTGCAAACGCCTCCTGCGCGACCGGCTGGTTGGGGGTGACATAATAAGGAGTGTCGAGGAAGCGCTGGTCGAGCTGCGGTCGCGGCACGAAATGGTTGATCTCGATGATGTGGGTGCTCTCGATCGCAATGGCGTCCAGCTCCTCGTCCTCGACGACGATGTATTGGCCCTTGGCGACCTCGTAGCCGCGGCCCTTGTGCTCGGGTGGGACCGGCTCGCGGGTTTCCTCGTCGACGAACTGCTGGCGCAGACGATTGCCGGTGGCCTTGTTGATCTGCCGGAACGCGATCCGCTCTGAGGTCGAGCACGCCGCATGCAGCGCGATCGGGCAGGAGATCAGCGCCAGCTTGAGATAGCCTTTCCAGTACGGACGCATGAACAACTCCCATGGTTTGAGATTTACGCCGGAGCCGCGGTTTCCAGCCGCACGGGCGCATCATTCACCGCGGTGGGCGATTGCGAACCATTGCAGCCCGGGGCTGGGATACGCTGCCGCTCCTGTGCTGCGCTGGCTGATTTACGCTTGGGCTTGGGCTTGGCCGCGGCACCGGGTCCCTGCAGAGCAAAGAAGCGGGGGCCGCTCCAGGCCGTGCCGGTGATGGCGCGGGCGATCGCCGAGAGGCTCGGATAGCTCGTTCCCTGCCAGTCGAACCCTTCGCGCCCGACCGTGACCGTATGGCGTTGGCCTTGATAGTCGCGAACGAGCACCGTGCCGGGTTTGAGCCGGCGCCGGGGCGAGCCGCCTGCTCGCGCGAGGCTGTCCAGGAATCTGCGACTGTCGCGATCAAGACCGCCGAAGGCCCGTTCCTGGATGTGCCAGGCGATCATGCGACCGAGCAGGCTCGTGCTCAGGCTCGCAGGCGGCGTGCGGCCGAAAACCGCTCGCCAAGTCCGCCGAAGCCCTTCCGGGGGCAGGGCGTGGATGCCAGCGATCTCGGCCGCGATCGCGGCCGCGTCTGTGACCGGCCGGCGCATGGCTAAGCCCGCGGCTGACCGGCAGGCTCAGGCTCGCACGTCGGGAGCTTGTCGCCTATGATTCGATATACGCGATCGCCGTCCGCCTTATCGGACTGAAGCTTGAGCCCGAGCTTCTTGCGCACCACCCCCGCAAAGAACCCCCGCACCGAGTGCGGCTGCCAGCCCGTGCAAGCCGTGATGGTCGCAATGGTGGCCCCGCTCGGCCGCCGCAGCAGTATCAGCACCCGCGCCTGCTTCGATTGAGCCCGCCTATGGTGATGGCCCGCCATCTTGCGGGCCACCTTCGACCGGGTTTTGAAGCCAGAACGCGCCTTGCTGGATCGCGCACGTTTGCTCCTAGACATGCCAAACTCCTCTCAATCGTGACGGCGCAACATCGCGCCGCCACTGCGCAAACCCCGCGGAGGCCAAGCGGCGCTGGCGGGGAAGAGGAGTGAGCCGGTCAGGCTCGCGGTCCGTGCCACCACACACGCTCTCTTTGCCGTAAGAGTCCAGCGCAAAAGTGAGCAATAGTGTTGCTGGATTGGCCGCAGCCGGATCATCTTTGGATCGGCACAAAATCGCGGCCATTCTGCCCTCGCCGCGATGCAGTTCGATGAACAATGCCCGCGCGACGATGTCTGCTGTAATCCTGGCACGGGATCCGAGCTGCGTACCCCCAACCCCGCAGCTCAAACGCGAATAGTCTCTGGTGGCCCGTTCGGCCAGACTAAGAGGCGTTTATCACGACGTCTCAAATACATGGCTGGCGCACGGATTCCGGAGTTCGAATCTTACATGCCCAGCCAAGCAGTCAGGTCTCTGTGCGCGAAGGCAGTGAACGCGAGCATCCGATGGCGTCCCTCAATGCGTCGTTGTGCCCGTGTCCTTGGGCGCCTCGGGCGGCGAGCGCCGCGCGGAGGGAATAGGCCGGGGTGCAACCGGCAAGCTGGCCTCACCCGGTCGGTGCCGAACACGCGGGAATAAACGGTGCGCCCGAGCGGTCTCGCGATCAGCGACATCAATTCCAGGCATCAGCCGTGCGTCGACTGCGAGAATTCAAAATCGCCCTGGGAAGCGCAGCGGCCGCGTGGCGGTTAGCGGCGCGCGCAGCCCAGCCCGGAAGGCTGCCGACTATTGGTTTCTTGGGCCCGAACACGCGTTCGGCCGGTAGCGAATGGGTCGTCTCTCTTGCGCACCGACTGCGCGAGCTCGGCTGGATCGATGGTCGCAACGTCGCGATGGAGTATCGCTGGAGCGAGGGCCGCGAAGAGCGCTTCGCCGAGTTCGCGGCCGAGTTCGTCGGGCTCAAGGTCGATGTCATTGTCACGTCGGGAACCCCGGCA